TAGTAGTACCCGTGATAGTGAACGTGTTTATTGAATCAACATGTCTTTTTAAATAAAAAATATTTCCAAATTGAGGACCCACAGGATCATAATCTGTATTACTTCCCTGTGTTAGTTCATCAGACAAAGTTAATGTTGTTAATTCATTAAACGCCCCGGGATTAATTACATTTACTGTACCAGTATTTGCTTTTGCCCAATTATAATTCCAAGTATTAGCTGCCTGTTCACCAGATACATCACCTCCCCACGCTATAGTATTACCAAAAGGAATATCACCATCGGGCGTAGTATAAGGACTCAAATTAGAATTTATGTCTACTAATTCACCATCAACTCGGGATCTAGTAAAATAATAATCACCAACATACGTACTAAAGGTATTCGGCCCCTCTGTTTGCAGTGTCCCTGGCGTACTACTTAATGTAATTGGATATTCATCTAAAATATGAGATGCTGCTATACCCATAAAAGAAGTATTGGGTTCAGATAAACCCAATGCACCGTTCACAACTTCATACGCTGGAAACACGAATTTCTTAAATGAGGTTTTAATTTGTCTAGCACCGTAACATATAGCCCTTTGTAGTGCAAGATTCTCACATACTTCTGGCAACGAATAATTACCTGTCGCTGAAGTAAACTTTTCACAAAGAGCGTTTAACATAGTTTGTGCAAATTCTCTAGTCAAAGTAATAGAATCTAAAATACCCTCTCTTGCAAGTAAGTGGTTATCGGGCGCACTGTTTAGTTCATCTACAACATCATTGATCTTTTTTTGTACTGCTCCAGCCATAATTATTTCTCTATGATAATGGTCCCGAAAAAGGTACAGGTGGTGTGCCGGGAATTAATCCGCTCACAACCCAAGTTTTTGTCCAATCATCCATGAGACCACCAAGTGATCTACCAAAATCCATTGGAGATGGCGCATAAGCATTAAACAAGGTTATTAACGCTGGTAAATGTGATGGCGGTGTTACAGGCGGACCTATTTGTTGTCCACTCAAAAATGTTAATGCCATGTTAGTCAGTTGTGCCGCAAGTGCCTGACTAATAGTCATGCCAGCTGGAAATTTCCCTTCAAAAATCTGGCCCATATTTAAACCAAAAGGTTCAGTCATAACGGTAGAAAAGGGAAACCCTCCCATATTTTGTGCACTCTGTAAATAATTCTTAAATGACTTTGCAACGTTTTGTCCCTGTGGCATTCCACTTGCTGGGTTTTTTGCAAAATGCATTCCTAATTCGTTTTGTAACATACTTCTAACTAGTGCCATTATTCGAAACTCTGTGCTATTTTCATTGATTTTAATAAATTTAATTTAATTGGTGTTGGTGGCATCGGAGGACCCGATGGTCCCGATCCGGTTGGATGAGTATGCTCTGTTATAATATCTATAATCTCTTCCAATGCCTCTTTCATACTAATTATCAAACCTTTCACTTTAACTTTACCTGCACTACTAACGCTTACTTCACCAAGTAATCCCTGCATATTTGCAGCACCATCAGGAGTCAATTCAAATGAAGATAATAAACTAGCTTCTTTAATACTTCCCACTACAGTCTCAAAAGAAATGTCTCCTAGTAATGCGGCCGCCGTTATACCTGTTGTTCCCAAATTAGAAGTTAAATCAATATCTCCTAAAGGTTTCATTGAAATACTTGCACCAAGACCATTCAAGCCTAATTGCATAATAATACCACCTGTAAGTGCATTATCATAAGAATCTATTCCTATTTGACCTAAGGTAGCTGTTGTTTTCTTTGCAAATCCTAATGTTGCACTCGGTAACAATCCTTGGATAGATTCTGTTATAGAATCCGTAGCATTAACAGAAAACCCCTGTCCTGTTTGGATACTTGCGCCACCTGTAGTATTAAAACTCATAGACCCTGCGGACATTTTCCAGAGGCCACCAACCACATCCCTTTGTCTACCTACTGTATGTGAATGTGCCTTTTGTGAATGTCGAAAAAAACGAGTAGCTCCTAAATTAAGTCTATCTTGTCCTTCTATTGCTAAGTCATAGCCAAATATATCAACACCATAACCGGGATTATTAAGTTTAAATGCACCTCCACCCATTGTCATGGTGTAGGCCCCGCCTATTCTGTCAGTTTTACTACCCTTAACATAAACCGATTGATCACCATCAATAGTGGTACATTCGCCCAATTCAATATGTGTATTTTTATTTCCTAAAATAATATTATAATAATCGTTCACAATCTTGTCTACCTTAATACCTACATTATGAATTTCAGTAAAGGTTCCTGTACGATGATACCAATGTAATCTTTCTTGACCGGGAGTATCATCCATTTCAACAATGTGGCCACTCTCTGTTTGATGAACGTGATTGTATGGATATAAAGCTGCCCAAGGAGGATTAGGCTCAGACCAAGTACCTCCACTCGCACATGGAACATTTACCTGTCCTTGAAGTCTATTCATCGCCTTTTCATATACTATACCCGAGATCAATGGATCCGTAAAAAGTGAATTACCTCTTGTACCTCTGGCTAATCTATTAGTAGTGGGTTCTTTAAGATAATTTAAATTTCGTGTAGTAGAAATTAATGATCCCGGAATCTTTGTATCTAAAGGTGCTAATCCCGTATCAGGAAATGTAGACCTTACCGGATTCTCAACAACTTTAACAGTAAAGGCTGGTGTTCCCGAAGATCCTGCAGGAATTAATTGTGATACTGGAAAATTAGAATATTCTCCCTTTACATGTGAAGGGTGTTCAGTAGGCTTCGCCCCTTGTTTAAGTGTAACCTTCTCCGATATAACAACATCTGTAAGATTTTCGGTAGGATCTGGATCAGCATTGTGTATAATGGAAGCTGGCTCCCTCGGAACAGCTTGATTTGCAGTTTTACTTGTAAAATTATAATTTAATGCCCTAGGTCCCATCTCATCTTGGTACATCGGATGACCAGATTGACCAACATCACCATCAGGTTGTCTGGGATCAAAAAACCCCTTTTGTATATTTTCACCCTTTGCGTCTATTTCAGGAATACCACCAAATGTACCAAAAAACATGGGTTCTTGTGCACTCTCACCATCTCTGAAAAAACCCAATACCCATGTACCTTCTACAGGTCCCAATGGAGTTGTTCCTACTCCCGTTTGAGCCGCAGAAGTGATCGGTTGGACAGGATAAGCCCAAGGTAAAGATTCTGTAGATTGTTTTGATTTTTCGGCTGTATTCCAACCTAAAATTCTAACTTTACATCTTCCTAGATAAAGTGGGTCATGGCGGTCTTCGACAACTCCTTGCCACCAAACAAATCCCTCTTTTCCCATAAAATATGACATATTATTATATCCTATCTGCCTGATTGACCCGCTGTTCGACCTGAATCTGCTAATGCAGCAGCACTATCTTTTCCTTCCCATGTGCCGTGGCCGGAATCGCCGCCGGTGAAAGGTGTTTTTGTAGAGTCTTTTATGGCCTCAAAATCTATTGTATATTTCGTTCTCGAAAAATTATGTTTTAATTTTGTAATTAAATATTTACCACTATGATATTTGTGTTCTCCTGCACCAGATCGTTCAACTTCCCCGGCCCCTCTATCTCTAAGAGAAGGAGTAGGTAATTTTAAATCTACTATATCACCCACCATTCTACAAGACCGTCCCGGTGCTCTAACATTTACCTTTATATTATTAATTTGCTGTTGTTGAACAATTCGTTGTTGCATCCATTGTTCCACTCTGTTAGGTATTATGTTTAATGGTCCCATAGGAGCACCATGTTTTACAGTTTGTACTCCAATACCATTCTTGATATGTGGTATAGAGTCGTGCCCTAAAGATGTAGGATAAAAACTAACATGTGCATCAGGAGAACCTAAGGCAGGTTGTTCGATTGTACATAATTCACCACCATCTAAATGTTGAAAACCATCTGAAAAATTTTTCTTATCTGCGGCTGTTATAACCCGATCAAACTCTTCAGTAGAACCATCAGATTTAACAATCGTTTCAACCCTCGCGTCTTCAGGAACAATATAATTAAAATCCGTAAAATCAATTTTCATTCTAACTAAATCATGTGTTAATAATTTATTCGCGTACATTCCTTTTGTTAAATTCTCCAACACATCAAAATTAGAAATGAATTGATATTCTTCTATTGCGATAGCCTCCATACCATAATGCTCCTCTTCAGATTTTGATGTATCCTTAAAGTGTTTTGGCCAGATTGTATAAGTTTCTTTACTTCTAATATCTTTCATAGTATATTGTCCTTCTTGTGGACTAGAACCCACAGGATCATCCGCAGGGTTTATATAACCCATACCACCGCCAGCCATAAGGGTTTCTAGAGAAACAAAATGATACCCGGTAATAGTTTCAAAAAATACAAAACTTGCACCAACCGCATGTTGACCGGCTGAAATAGCTCGTGAAGCCAAAAATTCAAAACTCTTAAATGGGTCTAAATTTGGAATAATCATTGATGTTAAGTTTTTTGTCGGCTCAATAAATATCTTCTTAGGTGACTTTCTAAAAAACTCTTTATATAAAGAACGAACAACATTAGATATTTTTCTTGGTTCTTTTGTAAGAGGATTAAGAGTACTTCTTTGAACTTTTTGTTTACAGTTCTCAATATATTCCTCAGAAACGCCATGTAATTTATACATTTGCTGACCGTGTATATTATCAAGTTTAATCTTATCGGTCATTTTATATACTTGAAATTTTAATTTCATCAATCCAGTATTTTCAGAATCAGAAAATGGTCCCGGATCTGGAGGTGGACCCTCAGCAGCACTGGCACCCTCGGCCTTGAATGCCGAAACTTCTGTAGGCTTCATATTAGGTAATTGTGCTGTTTGAATTTCTAAAAGAATGGTTTCTTCACCTATAATTGGTAAAAACTCTTCAAGTCCCGTACCATCAACAACGGTTATATCCATCTGTAAAGCTGGTGAAAACATATCTTCATAAATATTCAAATCAGAAAATGTACCCCTCAAATCTATAAAACCCCCGCGCATGCCCGGCTTATGTACAGAATGTAGTTCACACCTTAAAATTGAATAATCACCGGGAAATGTCGCCAGCTTATCCAGTTTAGGATTTTTAAGATTTTCACTTTTTGCAGTTGATAATTCTGCCTTTTGTACTATACTTGTTTTTGATTTCCGGCGTATAAGACTTTTCCCAAAAGCCCTCAACTCGGGGTTATCTGCCATATTAATCCTTTATAACAATTTAGTTTTATGTTCTGTCATTATCATAGATGCATATGAAGATTTAAGTATCCTAATATCCCGTTTAGCTTCGTTCTGTTCCGTCTCCCAATCATAATAATATACAATACCTCTATCACCGTGTTCTAAATTACTATAAGTTTCGAAATCACATTTTATCTTATATGCGGGGATAGGATCTTTCTCACCCTTTCTTTCAACTCTATGTCGGAGTACACGTTCATAATGATGTATTCCTGTTTGTGCGGCAGGAATAGAACCATATTTATTTTTTACGTAAGTAATAAATTCTCTTGTGCCTAATGGCCAATCCCAAATAGGATCATGTATTTCATTTATAGCAAAAATCAACCAAGTAAATTTTACATCACCATAAATTTTATGTGCTGTTACGTCCGGCCGTTCATTTTCTGGTACAGAATATGGTAAAAATTGAACTATATCATCTTCTAGAATCTCTTTAATTTTTGTCCTATTCATGATATCAATAGCAATTTTTAATTTAGTGGGCTCCTTTTCACCTGTGATATTATACGCAATTTTTGGATAATGTGAAAAAAATTCTGACATGTTAATAACCCTCTCTTATTAATTGACGGTGCATCACGGATAATTCCTCAAATTCCAATGTTAATCCAACAGTTACGGGTTCCTCTGATCCCTCAAAAAATGCAACAGTATCCTGTGTGGTAAAATCTAAACTCAAATCCGTTAGTACGGATCTACCTATTCTAAATAACGAATTACTACCTCCCACAGTCTCGTCCATTGCTTTTCCATTTACGAAAAATGTTATCTCAAATTCATCAGGATAGTTGAACATGCCTATAGGTGCCTGATCCGATTTAGGAGAATCGTGATCGGGATGCATAGCCAGTTTAAATTGTTTAACAATCTCTTGAACCGTTTGACTTTCTACTTTACTCCGAGGCATTATACTAAAAGTAAATTTGTGACTACGTAATTGTGTAGGGCCTTTATATGCGGAGACAATATAAGGATTTACTGACTTTCCTCGGGCTGCCATCAATATTTGCTCCCCTGCAGCTCCTGTTACTCCTCCTGCTATCTTTCCAATGATATCAGCACCTGCGGACATCCAATTTCCTTCTTGTGTCAATCCTTCCCATCCGGCGGCTAAAACATCAGTTACACCAATATCATCCGAAGGAGAATTTTTTGCTTGCTGGTATGCATTATAATAACTCCCCGACATTCCTTCAATATTATCATATTCAGATTTATACGCCGTTGACAGGGCATCCGGAGGCATAAATAATGCGATATCAGAAGTTTGTGTACGATCCTTAAACGACATTGAGGAAAAATGTATCCAGTGTTGTAATGCACCACCGCTGTCCGATGCTCCCAATTCAGGTGGCCATTGTAATGGTTGAACAGTCGCCATGATATCCTTCTATAAAAATGTTAATTAATATTACTATATATTTATATGGCATACAAAGGGAAATTTCGACCTCAAAATCATAAAAAATACAGAGGCGACCATACTAAAATTATTTATCGTTCTGGGTGGGAATTAAAGTTTATGAACTACTTAGACCGACAACCCGAAGTTATATCTTGGTCAAGTGAAGAAGTTATTATACCCTATCGTTCGCCCATTGATAATAAATTACACAAATATTATCCAGATTTCTGGGTGAAAACACTTAACGGTGAATCTTTAGTAGAAATCAAACCAAAAAAGCAAACGCGACCCCCGAAAGAAAATCCAAGGCACAGAAGAAGATATCTCAAGGAAGTAAAGGCGTGGGGTATTAATAGTGCGAAATTTAAAGCTGCGGAACACTTCTGTAGGACTAAAGGGTGGGAATGGCGTATAATAACTGAAGATACATTTAAATTAACTAAATAGTTCTAGTATTTTAAATAATAAAGGAGAAAATGGCCGTTCCTTTCATTCCGGTAATAATTGGTGCTGTACAAGCCGTAGGTAGATCACTATTAACCACACTCACGAATGCTATTCGGAGTGGTACCACTCAAGCTCTTCAAAAGTCTGCGAGTGTATGGTTTAAAAAAATAGTTAGACAAAAGCTTGCGAAATATGCATTAAAACAAATGAGATCACCGGGCCAAATTTTAGCCCAGGGAGAAAAATCGGCATTTTGGGAACATGGTAGTATGTATTTTTTTGCATACAATCCGAAACACAGAGACACACTACCATATTATGATATGTTTCCTTTAGTTATACCAATAAAAAGATATAGTGATGGTTTTTTAGGTATTAATTTCCATTATCTATATCACAAAGATAGAGCCATATTATTAGATCAACTTATGGCATTTGCAAATAATAAAGAATTGAATGAGGAAACCAGGCTGAAATTATCATATGAAAGTTT